TTTCCCCCAAATTAATCGTTTCATTGTGATACGATTTTTTGAGATTTTCAAAATCTAAATCAATAAATAATGACTGATGAGTTGAATTATTGTTAAAAAACTTGATGAAATTGTGTTTACTAGGTGTGATTGATTTTTTTTCTATGACAAGTAAACAAGAATAAAAAGATTCTTTATCTTTAAAAAACAGACATCCATCATCTTCTAATGCGACCAACTTTGCGGAATTCACTTGTTTTAATTGTTCTTTTATTGTTGAAGTAAACTCCCATTTTGACAGTTCTGCTAACGCAGAAACAGCGCTTGCAAAAATCATGTTCCGTTTAGTATATGAAATTCTGTTTTGAAAACCATCGTATCGTTTAGAATTTATTATTACTTGATACAAGGGAACGTTTTTGTAACTCATACAATCTCCAAAAAAAAACGGGGGTTGTATCCCCCGTATGATTAACGTCTATTGTTATCAGACTTGTTTAAAAAGATTTTAAGTTGTTTCCTTTTTGGAGAACCCAAAACCGCCATACAGAGTCCAACAACTGTTATTACATCAATCGTAATTTGAATAGTGTTGTCTTCTTGAATATAAGCATAACCACAACTTTTATTTTCCCACTCTTCTTTCCCATCTTTGTTTATGAAACTCACTCCTGCGTTTGCTCTAAAATCAGGTTGTTTTGTTGTTGATTGATTTCGGTTTTCTTCCTCACGATAACGATTGTCATCAGGATAGTCTCTAGCGTATTTCATTTCGGCCTCCTATGTTGGTTTTCAATCCATTCTTTGTCTAACATCATACATTTCGCATCTAATATATCTCTTGAATTTTCAAACTCTAAAAGTCGCTCATATTCTTCTTTTGTCTCTTCTGAACCCATTGAAAATGCTTTGTAAAACATTCTCGTATGAGCGTTTAAGATACTTATATAAACCAACCATAAAATGAGTATGATAATTATTACGAGAGATGCCGTGATAAGTCTGTTCACCTATCACCCCGTAAAACTTCAACCTTCCCTAAATCTTGTGGAGTAAGGTTTTTTAATTTTTGAAACTCAAGTTCAATTAAGGTGTTATAGTATTCAACTTTTTCAACAACACTATTTAAATCATCATCGGTAAATTGAAACTCCATCAAAAACAGTTCATGACCATCTAACGCTTCTGCGCAAAAACTTATAAAATGAACATATGGAGCGTTTAAAACAAGTTGTTGAGCCATCATTTGATATTTATATATGTCCCTTACAAATTTATTTTTCACGGTGTAGTAATGGTTGTACACTCTGGGACACTTCACTTCAATGACTGCGCCAGATTCAATGATTAAACCATCCGGTGAACATCCGAAATATGGTCTTTCAACTGAACGACAAAATCCAACAACGTCAATAATATTTTTAGTAAAGTTTTCATAAGCCATTACAGCGTATTTTTCATGATCTTTACCGCGTTGAATGTCTTCATTGTTTTCAAACTTAGCAGATTCAGCATTAAAGTAATCAGTCAACGCTTCGATTCCTCGCGTTTTGAGAACTCTTTCTACCGCTTTTTGATTGATGAAATCAATTTGAGTTTTTGAAAACTCTTCTGACTTAATTCGTGGTTTCTGAAACATTACCGCAACATCGGTCGCAGTAATTGTTCCAAGTCTTTCAAATAACCATTCATGAGAGTTTTGATCAGGTGAAACAACTTCATACGTTTGTTTAGTCATCACTATCCCCTTTAAATTTTTCGTTTGTTTTTTTAATATTTTGGAGATAATTTTCAACTTTGTCTGGTGTTTTTGCACTTCCTTTAGATGTTTTATTTGCAACATCATCAAAACTTACAGTTTCATCGTAAGGGTCTTCTCCCCCGTACAGATCAATAGCGTAACCAAATATAGCTAAATTCTTTACTAAACATCTTTGAAAAGCTTTATTGAGTTCGTTCGCAGTAGGATTAGGAATCGCTCTAAATTTGTGATCTTGAACCGGAAGTTCTTGTTGACGAGTAATCCCCTGAAATACTCCATCCGGTAAAGTCTCCCCGATGGTAACTTCTGTTTTTACCATGACGGTATCATTATCACATCTTCTAACGTCTTTGAAAGAAAACGTTGTTTCGGGATATACTTTCATAACAGCTTTAACTGCTTTTGCCCAAGGTATATATTGCGCACCTTGACCCCCTCTAAATGAACCTTTCTCCATTACATGCTCTTTATAAGGTAATTGGGAAAGTGTTCCAAATATTTCTCCAAGTTTGTAAAAGTAGACCATTTGTATTCCTTTAATCAGTTATTGGTTTCGCATAATAACTTACAAGCATCATGTCGAGTAAGTCCATTGCTTTTCCTAATGTTTCAAACATTTCTATCTCTTGAGCAGAAACGCTTTTTACTTCATTTGATGATTCAATAGTACGAATATCACAACTAGAGTTTCCTGCGACTGTTATAAACATTGGTCGTTTTGTTTCCCGATCAAACATCATATATAAGTCAACTGGTCTATTGAATCGAGGGGTAAACATACTACCCCAAAATGTGAGAACAAATTTACAAGTTGGGTCATCCGTAATAGGATTAGCACCCCACTCAGGAAACCCTTCCCGTCCCTCAACATCATTCATTCTCTTTGTCCATGTTTCCATCTCATGTTGTTCAGTTTCGATTGTTTTTTTTCTTTTAGTCGCCATTGTTATCTCCAAAAAGTGAGGGGGGAGTAAACCCCCCGTGGTTATAAAACGTCTTCACATATGATGTTTGAAAAACACCCACTAATTTCCAAACTTAAAAGATTATGTAAAACAGAAGATTGTTCTTTGGTTTTTAAACTAGAGTTCAAAAGTTTGTTCGTAACTTGACGAGTCAATTCACCATGTCTGATACGAGAACGATTTTTAAATTTGAGTCTTGAAACGATCTCATACGCTTTTGTTACGATCATGGTACAAGGTAAGTCACTTCCAAAACCACGACTCGCGACACCACAAAAGTTGAATAAAGCGTTTCGAATGATTCTTTTTTTCGCGTGGTTACAAAAAAGATTTAGTTTGTTATTAACGTGGAAAACAAGAAGAATTTCAACAAGTTTTATCCACTCAGAAGGCATGATACTAAAATCTTCACTTGAGTAAGGGGATGACTTCAAATCTTCTTTGGTATATCCCAAGATTGTTCGGAGATCGTGGATATGACCTAAAGCGTATAAATGTCCGTAAACGATATTGATGGGAGTTGATTTGAAATCAATTTGATTATTAATAGGATTGGTCTTATTTACTGCAACATTTTGACTAGTTTGTAACATATTTTTCTCCAAAGGTTTATTTTTAACGTTAAAGACACTATAATTGATGAATAATACAATGTCAACCCAAGGAAACAAATATGAATAAAATAATGTCCAGTAAAGATGTAATCATGACTTTTGGATTAAGTATGACTGAGATCGCGGATATATGTGATGTGTCTCGATCTACCGTGTCTAAGTGGTTTAAGAGTGGTGGTGGTGTTATACCTTCCCAACATTGTCCAAAAATGAGGGTCGCTACGGGGTTGGATTTTGACAAATTGAATCCTATAATCTTTGATGAAAATTGGAAACAATACGAAGATCAACAAGGGGACTCACGGACAAAGTATGAATCTTAGTTTAAGAACTCAACATAAATGGCGTGACGAAGGGTATATAACCGCGAATGTTGAGAAGTACAATGCGTTCACTAAAACAAGACATGATCTGTTTGGATGTATTGATATATTGGCAATAGGTAATGGGGAGACAGTCGCAATTCAAACTACTTCAAAGGGGAATATGACGAGTCGTATAAAAAAAATAGAAGACTCTGAAGCATTATCCCGAATGTTGGAGAGTAAATGGAGAGTGGTTGTTGAAGGGTGGTACAAACAGAAAAACAAATGGAGGTGCGAAGAATTTGAATTTTAACCGCGAAATGTAAGCGGTATATAAAAGAACTAGGTGGGCTAGAGGCTTTGGAGAAAGTAGCCAAAGAGCGAGAGAAGACATTTGTTATAGCCAGTTCAATTGGAGTCAAGCCAACAACTAGAGGGATGTTACCCAATACACCACTTGATAAAATACTAATGGTCTTTTTGCGTCTTGAGGAGATAAAAAAATGAGCAACAAAGAAGATGAATTTGAAGATTTGTGGAAAGTAGTTGATTTGAAAAAAGGTAAACAACAAGCAAGAAAAGCGTTCCTAAAATATTCAAACTATAAATACTTAAAGAAGTTTGCAGATTTACAAAATAAAACAATCACAGAGATTTATGTGAAGTGGAAAAATGGTGAATATAAATCTAGGGGATTTCTTAATGAGGACGGTGACCTTGATAAAACAAAACTGTCTTTTCTGTGTCATCTTAGTACATGGTTAAATGGACACCGTTGGGAAGATGAACATTATATTCCAGAACCGGAAGAGAAAGATTTGTGGTTTAATTCATCGACCGGAATTATAGAGATGGGTAAGAGTCTAGGAATTTATTTTGTAGAAGATGAAGAACCTTTTCCAAACTTTAAAAAAAGAGTTATGAGAGAAGCGAAAAATAAATTTGGTCAAATAAAGGGGGATGAGAATGGAATATTTTCTACTCGACACTAAAGAAGGAAAAGAAAAAGCGATTCTGAACATTAAAAACTGTCCAGAAAATTATGTCTGTAAGATAGAACCACGAAATAGAACAAAAGAACAAAACAAGTTTTACTGGTTATTATTGAGTAGAATATCAGAATCAGTATTTCCAAGAGATGTTAAGTATGTACCAGAAGTTTGGCATGAACAGTTCAAAAGATTGTTTGTTCCAAGTAAAGTCGAAAAATTACCGGACTCATCTGAGATAATGTTTTTCAAATCTACAACAAAATTAAACAAGTCAGAGTTTTCTCATTTGATAGAAGAAGTGAGGAATTTCGCTGTTGAAAATGGTGTTGAAATATCTGACTTATTTGCAGAAGTACCACACGATGTATCGAAATAAAAAATTGTTGAAATTTGCAAAAGATGCACCTTATTGTTTCTGTTGCGGAAAAACCAATGACGGAACGATTGTTTCTGCTCATAGTAATCAATTAAGAGATGGAAAAGGCAAATCTATAAAGAGTCATGATTTTCGAATCGCATATTGCTGTTTTGAATGTCATACAAAAATTGATACATCTGCAAAATTATCCAAAGAAGAGAAGAAAGAGTTGTGGGAAGAAGCGCATAGGAATACAATTGGATGGTTGTTTTCAACCGGAAGACTTGAGGTAAAAGAACCTAGTCTATATTAATGAACGTTGATGACTATTTGCAAAACTGGATTTTGTATCTGAGGAGTTTGCCAATTGCAGGCCCTACACCGGATTCGACTTGTAGATCAATTGAACACAGATACATTCCCGAAGCGGGTGAGGTATTTGAAGAAGAAAAAAAAGAAGAAGTTTACTTTGATAAAGAACAAGGTGAACTAATTGAAAAAATTGTTTGCGGTTTACCCCAAAAATATAAGACAATTGTCGTAAGTTTATATATAAAATATCCGTATTTGAGTAAATCACAAGTTGCTCAAAAACTTAAAATGGATAAATATACTTTCGATAAAACGTTGTATTTAGCAAAACAATTAATCAAAAAGGGTATTAATAATGGAATTTGAACAACCGAAAGAATTTACAATCACACCAATGAACGTGAATGAACCATCAGTTGCGCAGATCGTACCGGATATAAATTTGAATCATCAATTCATATTATTTTATGTTGATAAAAACGGACAATATAAGATGAAGACAAAAGACAATAATCGTGCTCAAATACTAGAGATGATTGAAGTCAACAAAAGAGTAATTATAGATTCTTATATTCAAAAATGAGTTTGAACAAAAAAATATCAAAAGTTTTAGGGGATAAACGTTTGACCGTTGATGAGATACATGAACAGTTAAAAAAAGATCATGAGAAGTACGAGATTAACAGTAGACTTGCGGTAATGGTAAAACGGGAACAAGTTGGTAAAGAGTATTCACCAACTCATTCAAAACCGCTTTATTATAACCTCATAAAGTCTGAATAATTTTGTCGTAGTAAACGTTGTCAAAAGCAGACTTGCGTATTTCAAAAAACTTTTCATTCCGTGGATATTTGGCGATGAATAATCTTGTGAAAAACGCTTTGTAATGATCGTTGAATTTTTTATCAGTCTTGTATTTTAACTTGACGTTAACATGCCATCTCATTACATTCCACACCATGTCTGACGAATATTTTTTACGACCCCCGTTGAGTGTTTCAAAAGCGATCTTTGAAAAAGTTTTAAAGACAATTGGGTTGTCATTATGAAAGTTGATCGCGCGATCAATCATATTAGTCGCTCTTATACTAAGACAAGTCGCATCAAATAATTCATTATCTTTTTTATAAATCATAATCATCTCCAAAAATAAATGAGGGGATAAACCCCCCGTGTTAATAGTTCAACATAAACGTTTTGGTGTCTTGACGATTCCAGTTATCGTTCTTTTTATATACACCATAAACACATCGAGTTCCTTCACGACTACAATCATAAGTATCATGAATTTTTAAGTCAACTACTGCGACTAAGTGACCAGATACTTTTGCGATGAAGTTGTTTCCGAAACTTTCCAACTCATTTCGTAAAAGATGATGAGTACAACCTTGACCAAACTTCATGAGTGGAATCCAATCAAATCCAAGTTCATTCATTGTGATTCGGAACTTTGATTTCTTTCCTTCTCCATACCAACCGACACCATTTCTAGCACTTTTGGTATGACCGTTCTTTTCATTGAAACGACTGAAAAAGTCATAAACGATTTTGTATTCAATTTCAGTTGCGATCGCAACCGCTCTCGTTACACAATCCCCGACTTTTTTCGACTTGAAATGGTCACCTCGGCCACCATCATCAAAAACAAAATCAAAACGATTTTCTTTCATATCTATCTCCAAATTGTTAAAGAGCAAACTTATTACTACTTCTTCACTATATCAGCTATTATCCATCTTGTCAACTTTGTCGAAATTTGTTGACATCAGGACTCAGCATGGTACTATATCAATATGACTAATCTAAAAACTTTGGAGAACGAAATGAAAAAACAAGACAATAAAAAAACATGGCAGTACAGAGCTAACAACATTAAAAAAAATGACATTGTTGTTGTGTCTGGAAAAGTGAGTGATAAAGGTGGTTGGATTTACGCTTATTATTTTGTAACACAAATAAAAAAACCAGAAGACATCCGGTTAGCTCCAGAAGCATATTTGTTGCCTTTAGCTAAAAAATCAATTGTAAGTCAAGGGCCTTATAAAACTGTCAAACCTCGTATCGCTGATCATGGATGTATTTTCACGGATTTTGAACAAGATTTAAGAGATGGGGCAAAAACTAAAGTAATAAAAGCAAAAATGGCCGATGACAATCATATTTGGTTATATGATCGACCTTTTTTCCCACTTACAGAAGCGTATACCGCAACAAAATGGCATCACAACGCAGACACGGAAAAAGTTTAATTAACATGGGGGGAAACAACCCCCCCTTCTTTGGAGAAAATTATGGATAACAACAACACAGAATTTTTCGAAACACTCATTCAACAAACGTATGAGTTACCGATCAGAACTCTTCTCAAAAAGTATCGTGTGATAAACGATATTGATAAGGACACCCGACACGAGTTATCAATGCAATATTTTGATATCGTTACTTTTTTAGCAAGAAAATATGACGAACCTCTTGATTCTATTGCAGATAATCCAGTTTACAGGGTTATTCAAAGTCTTAAAAAACATCGCAAATATCAACTGGTTAAAACGTTGCGATTGATCGTTCAAACAATCGTGACCGATCAGTTCGATAATTATTCAGATGACCCTGATGATTTTGAACAACACAATGAACGTTTACGAGAGATAGAAAGGGGACAGTAATGAAATTCTACTTAGTCAGCACCATACGAGGTAATTTTAAATTGTTTACTAACAAAAAAGATGCCATTGCTTATAAGAAAGAACATGATAAATTGAAGAAAGAGTACCATCGTTCTGAGTATGAAGTCACTCAAGTTGTTATCAAAAAGAAACAAGATGTGATTAATCTTGTAAATCCTCTGGCGGGTGAACCTGAAGAGGAATGGGGTACATTTTATTAACAATAAATAAGGGGTGGGGGTTAAATGTTTTTGATTTGTGATAGGAAAAAAGACAATTAACCCCTTATGTTATTTGTCCCGTTTTTGTGTCCAGATAAACAAATTCTTTTTCTGGACAGAAAAGATAAAAAAATCTTATTTATTTACCTTGACAGATTTGTTCTTGTACAGTAGGGATTATTTAAAAAAAGATTGCACAAAAAATTTTTTTATTAGAAAATAGTGGTGGGATAGTACGCTTATACTATCTGTCTCCAAAGACCATTAGTATTAGGAACTGTTTAACCGCAGTTCCTTTTTTTTTATAGGGAGTGAACAAAATGGCAGGTATGAAAAAAGGTTCTGCAATGGGTGGTAAGAAAAAAGGTGCTAAAGTTGGTGGGAAAAGTACACCAATGCAACAAAAAATGGCTAAAATGAGACAAATGAAAAAACCCAAAAGACGAGCGTAATTGGCATATTTAAACAGCGATCTCTATGAATCGAACATCCCTTTGTTCAAAGTGTGGGTTCGAAAAGAGTTCACAAATGGTTTAGAAGACACATACAAGGGTGAATTTATTCACGCGATAGTTTGTGGAATACGAACTGAACCGGATAAATGTTTGTCATTCCATGTTGTTTTCACCGGATATGAAGCAGATGATGGGTCACAAGAGAACATTCACGGTGGTTGTTGTTGGGCGAAACTCCCAATTGTCGCGTTAGTTGGAGACATACCACTTGAGGAATGGCCGGAAAGAATGCCAACTCACCATGTTCAACCGTGGGATTGTTCAAGTTATTACCATTCTGTAACCTCATATTCACGATTAAAACCTAGTCCGTGGATAAGTAAGATCAACGGGGAGTTTATCAAATGTCGATATCATTTTACGGTTGATTATTGCAATAGCACAGTTTCAGAAGACCCCGCACAGCATAAACAAAGTCATGTTCTTACTCTGACTGAGGGGAAATTTAAGGGGTGTGTAGTCGCGTTACCAAATAATAGATGTCGAGTTACCAGTCCTGCGTATTGGGTCACTGGCGAGGGTGTACCGGACTTTAAACCCAACAATTACTCGTATTGTGCGGAACAAGATGATTCCTACACAGATGCGGAAACAACATTCAACAATATGTATTCGGAAGGAAAGACAAATGATGTCATTAAAAAAAGCTGACATTGGGAAAATGCAAGCATATCTACTGAGTAAACAACCTAAAGCGATTGATAAAAAAGTGGAATACGGCCCAAAACCAGATAAGAAAGCATCAAATGTCAAAAACAGCAAAAAAAAGAAAAAGTACGGTTAATAGTGCAGGTAACTACACAAAGCCAACATTACGCAAAAGGCTCTTCAACCGCATAAAATCAGGTACAAAGGGCGGTAAAAGTGGTCAATGGTCAGCTCGTAAAGCGCAATTGCTTGCATCGGAATATAAAAAAGCAGGTGGTGGGTATAAATAATGGCACTCAAAGAAAGTCAAAAGTCTTTAAAAAAGTGGACTTCTCAAAAATGGAGAACATCAGACGGTAAACCATCAAAAGGAAAAAAAAGATATTTACCAGATGCGGCATGGAAGGCGTTATCGCCCGCAGAAAAAGCGGCTACGAACAGAGCCAAGGCAAAGGGAAACAAAAAAGGTAAACAATTTGTTGCTCAACCTAAGAAAATTGCCAAAAAAGTAAAAAGGTTTCGATGATGACAAAAGTGAACAAAAAGGCTATGAAGTGTAACAAGCCGAAAAGAACACCCAATCATCCAAAGAAATCACATATTGTTAAAGCGTGTTATGATAACAAAGAAAAAATAATTCGATTTGGTCAACAAGGTGCAAAAACTGCGGGTAGTCCAAAAGCGGGGGAATCGCAAAGAATGAAGATGAAACGTAAAAGTTTTAAAGCGAGACACTCAAAGAATATAGCAAAAGGTAAGTCATCAGCGGCTTACTGGGCTGATAAGGTGAAATGGTAGTTGAAGAAATAAGAGTCGAAGAATTAATTCCGTATATCAACAACGCGAGAGAACATACGGAACAGCAAATTGATCAGATAGCGGGAAGTATCAAAGAGTTTTCTTTTTACAACCCAATTATTATTGATGAAGAAAACGGATTAATAGCCGGACATGGAAGATTGTTAGCGGCTAAAAAACTAAAAATGGAAACTGTTCCATGTTTACGGTTGAAAAACTTATCGGAAACACAGAAAAAAGCAGTCATATTAGCAGACAACAAAATCGCATTAAACGCTAAGTGGAATCTTGAAATGTTACATCTGGAGTTGTCAGAACTCGCAGATAGCGATCTCAACATCAACGTAGTTGGATTTGATGAATTAGAACTGAATACCGCGTTAAATGATGACTTAGATATTCTGGATGAAAAAGATAAAGTTGACGAATTTCAATTCACAATAAAATGTGACACAGTTGAAGAACTAGAACAAATACAGAAAACGTTCAACACAAAGAGTAAACGAATCAAGTTTCAAACGTTTGATGAGAATATTAATAGTCAATAGTACTTTACGAGATCGTGAAAAAGGTGTTATCGCGTATATTCAAAATAGTTTAGCGTTACAAAGCATATTTCAAAGATATGGAATGGAGTGTGATAACGTTTACGCTAACGACTATCATCATCCGGTTGAAAAGAAGTACGATGTTATTTTATTTACTGCGGGAGCGTATTGGAATCCATTTGTAATAAAGAGTGATAAAGACTCTTGTTTCTCAATGGAAAAGGTGTATGAAAATAACCCAACTGCTATTTTTGGTTGGATAACAAATGAATACAATTTAACGATTGATGGATTCTACAAACCATTTTTTAAAAACCGTAGAACCATAGTTTTAAAGAACTATTTTCATTCTTCAACGACTACTAAAAAGTTTTTCGATGAGGAATATTGCGTCAACATAAACGTTTTCAGACACAAAGAGTTACCGAAGAAACAAAAGAAGTATGAAATTATCTACTATGGTTCATATAGACCAAATAGAGAAGAATATTTTGTAAAGTATTTTAAAAGACCATTGATCGTTTCCATGATTTCGAAAAATCGAAAACGATTACGAGTTCTGGGATGTAACCCTTTATTCATGAATAAGTTAAACTGGAAAGCGAGTGATTTAAGTAAATTCAAATTCAGTTTATATCTTGAAGACAACTTCACTCATGACAATTATAATCATCTGGGAGATAGGTTTTATGAATCCGTGATGAGTAACACAGTAAACTTATTTGACAAAAGTTGTATAAAAACACTAAACAAATCAAAATATGATAACTTTGAACCATTTATCATTGATAATATCGAAGATGTTAAATTAAAAAATTACGATGAATTAGTCTCAATACAGAATGAACAATGGAAACCAATAATTCAACAAGAGAAAAAAGAAGAGGAAGAAAAGTTAATCACAACCTTTAAAAACTTATAATGACACGGAAAGATTGGGAAACATTAGAAGATTTAAAAAACGACAATGAAAAATTACGTTTTGGAAACATTGTTCACAGAAGTGATAAAGAGTTGACACAAGAGTTTGTTCAGAATCAAATGAGAGTTCACGCGAAATATTCGGGACATCTTAACTGGGAAGTATTACGAACATGGATGTAAATATTAACGAATAAAACGGAGTTATAAAAGATGGCAAGTGCAAGCAGAGGAAGACCTGCCCATGTGCCAACTACCGAAAAAAGAACAATGGTCAAAACATTGTCTGCGGTCGGTGTTACACATGAGGACATCGCAAGTAAACTGGAAATCTCAGCAGATACTCTCACAAAACATTATCGAAGAGAGTTAGATGATGGAAGGATTGATGCAAATGCGCAGATCGCAAAAAGTTTATTTGAACAAGCTAAAGGTGGAAATACATCTGCTCAGATGTTTTGGTTAAAGACTAGAGCGGGTTGGAAAGAAAGACAAGTCAATGAACTGGTTGGTGCAAATGGTGACCCAATAGAGATCACAACAAGCATCGAAGTCATTGGGGTGGAGTAATTGTTAAAAAAACTGGAGATTCCAAAAAAACTCCTCCCACTCTTTGAACCAAAAAGATTCAAAGTTGTGTACGGTGGTCGTGGAAGTGGTAAGTCATGGAGTATGGCGAGAGCGATCATTGTTAAATGTGCAGAAAAACCACTCAGAATTTTATGTGCGAGGGAAACACAAAAGTCTATTCAAGAATCCGTTCATAGACTTTTGAAAGACCAGATCAATGAATTAGGATTAAGTCATGTATTTGATGTACAAGAAAAAAAAATATGTGGTCGAAACGGTTCAGAAATAAACTTCATTGGTATCAGACAACAAGGAGTAGCGAATCTAAAAAGTTTCGAAGGTACGAATATCTGTTGGGTGGAAGAAGCCCAAGTGGTGACACGAACCAGTTGGGATATTCTGATTCCGACAATCAGGACAGAAGATTCGGAGCTTTGGTTAAGCTTCAATCCAGAACTCGATTCTGACGAAACCTATGATAGATTTGTGACCCACGCACCGGATAACGCTTGGGTATGTCGGGTGAACTGGGATGACAACCCATTCTTTCCGAAAGAACTTGATATTGAGAGAAGACAATGGAAAGTTCGTGACCCCGTTGGATATGAGACTGTATGGAATGGGAAGTGTAGACCCACTATCGAAGGAGCGATCTACACAAAAGAAATTCAAGATGTATTATCGGAAAACAGAATTAGAGAAGTACCATACGACCCATCGTTAAGAGTTCACACCGTTTGGGATTTAGGCTGGAATGATAGTATGGCGATCATATTTTGTCAGACGGTCGCAAGTGAAATAAGGATTATTGATTTTATTGAAGACAGTCACCGAACATTAGAGTCGTATGTAAAAGAAATAAACAGTCGTGAATGGAACTGGGGTACAGATTATCTCCCTCATGATGCGAGTCATAAAGACTTCAAACACGGTAGAAGTACAGAAGAGATGATAAGAAGTATGGGAAGAAACCCATTCGTATTAGCGAGGGACGATGTTGAACAAGGAATTATAAAAACTAGAATGGTATTTCCGCGAGTGTGGTTCAACAAAGAGACAACATCAGAACTTGTCAATCACCTGAAAAGGTACAGAAGAAGTTTGAACAGCGCAGGAGAGCCTTCAAGTCCCTTACATGACATTCACAGTCACGCGAGCGATTGTATGAGATATCTCGCGATGTCTATTGATTTGATGAGTAATGAATTATGGAGTAAGATGCCAACAGCTAACACAAAATGGGTGGTGTGATGATTCTCATGAAACAAGGGGTTGACCCAAATATCAAAATCAAAGAATTAGAGTTAAGAATACAAAAACTGGAGCGGTTATTCGATGGAACAACACAAACTGAAAGCGGTGCTAAGGGCAGAAATAGACGCGAGCATCGGTTACATAGAGTCAGAAACGACAACGGAAAGAAGGAAGTCGCTTGACTCATATATGCGAAGACCCTACGGAACAGAAGTTGAGGGTCGTTCAACAATTGTAACTGGAGAAGTCGCGGAAGCTGTTGACGGAGCTTTGCCACATTTGATGAGAATATTCGCATCGAGTGAACAAGCTGTTAAATTTGAAGCGAAAACTCCTCAAGGTGTAGAATCCGCGAAACAAGCTACGGAATACTGTAACTGGGTTTTCTATGTTGAGAATGATGGATTTGATATCTTACATGAAACTATGAAGACTGCGTTGTTGCAGAAAGTAGGTATCTTCAAAGCATATTATGATGAGAAAATTGATTTAATAACGGAAACATATGAAAATCTGACAGAAATAGAAGTGACAGCGATTATCGCAGATGGTACGAGAGAGATAATCAGTCAGGAAGAAATCACCGAAACGGAAGTAAGTACAGATAATCCAGAAGTAACCGTTGAAAGAAAGTTTAATCTTGAAGTAAGAAAGAAAAACGAAGTAGGGAAAATCGTTGTTGAGTCATTACCGCCAGAAGAATTTTTAATCAGTAAAAAAGCAAAAACAATCGAAGATAGTCCGTTTGTTGCTCATAGGAAATTACTTACGAGAACAGATTTAAAAGCGATGGGATTTGACCCTGAACTTGTAGATGGGTTACCCGCTTACGATGAACTAGCATACGCACCGGAAAGAGTCGCGAGATACTCAGAGGGTGAACAACCGTACGACATGGAAAGTATGGATTTTAGTATGCAGGAAATTGAAATCTATGAATGTTATATTCGAACTGACTTCAACGAAGACGGTGTTGCGGAATTACGAAGAGTAGTTTATGCGGGTAATGACATTCTAAGTAATGAAGATATTGACTACATACCGTTTCATAGTATTTGTCCATATCCTTTACCACATAAGTTCTTTGGACAATCTCTCGCAGATCGTTCAATGGATTTACAGGAACAAAAGACAGCGATCACCAGAGCGATTCTTGATTCACTCTATTTGTCCCTTGCTCCTCGTGTTGGAGCGGTTGAAGGACAAGTGAATCTGGATGATTTGTTAAATGTAACTGCGGGAGGAGTAGTCAGATTAAAAAATCCAAACGCGATTGTCCCAATGACAGTACCGTTAGTTGCTCAACAAGCGTTCCCTATGTTGGAGTATTTAGATGTCGTCCAAGGAAAAAGGACAGGAATAAGCGATGCTATGCAAGGCTTGGCGCCAGATGTTTTACAGAATGTCACAGCCGCGGCTATTGCCGCTTCTACAAATGCCGCAACTGGTAAGATTGAATTAATAGCTAGAGTGTTCGCGGAAACTGGAATTAAAAGTTTATTCAAAGGAATTTTACAACTTGCATCGAAGTATTCGAATAAACCACAAATGATACGGATGAGGGGTAAGTATATCCAAATTGACCCCCGTCAATGGTCAAATCAGTACGATATATCAATCAATGTTGGTTTAGGTACTGGAGATCAAAAACAACAAATGTCATTACTACAAATGATAATGTCGAAACAAGAAGAGATTTTAAAGATGTTTGGGCCAACTAATCCATTAGTGAGTGTTGGACAGTATCGGGAAACGTTGGGTAAGTTCATCGAATCAGCGGGATTCAAAGACACGAAAGCGTTCTTTAGAGAAATTACACCTGAAATGGATGCGATGTTATCTCAAATGAATCAACAAAAAGAACAACCAATGAATCCAATGGTTTCAGCCGCAATACAACAAGCTCAAGCTCAGATCGCATTAGATCGACAAAAAGCAGAAGCGGAACTCGCTCTGAAACGTGACAAAATGGTTGCTGAAATACAGTTGAAGAAAGAAGAGATGATTCAGGAAATGGAACTGGAACGTGAAAAACTCCGTATGGAACAAATGAGGGCGTAAAATGGCATCAACTCAAGAAGTAAATCAACTATATGAAGAAGTTTTAAAAAGGTCACTTACTGGAGATGACATTGCAGTTGGCGCATTAGATGTGTTTGCAGACATGACGGTTGATCAAGTAAAAGATTTTTTGATCAATTCTCCAGAAGGTCAATTTGTTTCTCAATTCGAAACAGAATTAGGGAGGGGGATGACCGATGATGATCGTGATTTTTATATGGATATTGCTCAAAGTGGATTAGAGGGAGTACCAGATCAAAATAGAGATGGTGTTGTTTCAATTGATGATGTTCTTTTACAGATAAGTCAAAGTGGGGAAGCAAAAGCTTTTGATAATCAACAACTCATCGATCAAGGTTTTGCACCGAACGCAACTGGTATAACCTCACAAATTGAAGCACTTGCGCCTTATTATCAGAATACTATTCCTATGCAGATTACTGGTGGTAGTGAATTATTACCACTCGATCAAAATTTAGGATTTTTTGGTGTTGACCCAACAACACAAAGAATAGGATTAATGCAATCTAAACCGGAAGGGTTGATGTTTAGGTCGGGAGTAGGTGGATTCACGGATGTATTACCGACACAAATGGATTTCGGTATTCCTGCGAGTTTCGCAAATGTTCCGGTGTTTTATCCTACCGCATATCAAGATTTTATAGATACTAAAGAAGCAGAAGCGGAAAGAGAACAAAATAAACCTCAACGTGGCACTTATGCGGGCGGTACAGTCGGATAATATGACAGAGCAAGAAGCGAGAGAATTATTAGAAAACACCGCGTTTAAAAAGTCGGTTGAAACTATCGTGAACGAGTATTTATCTTTGATCGCAAATAGTCCGGTTGAAGATTTCGAAGGAAGGGAAGAAGCATATCGAATGATAAAAGCGCTTCAGAAAATCATAGGACATTTTGAGGGAATTGCATATTCTCAAAGTGTTCAAAAAAGTAAATGGAAATTTTTTTAAAAGGAAAATAAATGAACGAAACTGTTACCCAAGAACAAGGCATGGAATCGTTAAACGTTGAACAAGCCGCAAGTAAATTCGAAGGAATACTAAATGCTCAAGAGGCATCGCAAGATCAACCTCAAGAACAAGAAGTGACCGAAGAAGTTGCTCAAGCTGAAGAAACTCAAGAAGTATCGGAAGATCAAGAAGATAACACCGAATCAGAAGAAGCACCACAACCGGAAACCTATCGTATAAAAGCAGAGGGAGAAGAACATGAGGTTACTTTCGATGATTTGGTTAAGAATTATCAACTTGAAGCAAATGTTCGCAAAAAAATGGAAAGTCTTGCTCACGAGAAAAAAGAAGTCGAACAACTCAAAACGAATCTCAAGTCACAAGAAGTAGAATTTGTTCGTATGCAGGAACAAAGAGCCAAAATGTCTGAGGGACTCGCTAGAATTGAACAAGCTCTTAATGATCAAAAGGAAGATTTTTCACATTTAAAAGAAACCGACCCAACGTTATACGCAAGAAAGGTCGCAGAAGATTTAGAGAGAAAACAAAAACTTGACTCTGTAAGACAAAATCAGTATCGCCTTGCTCAAGAGCAACAAGCGGAACAAATGAAGATGTTACAAAGGAAAGTTACGGAAGAAAAGAAGTTGATGGCGGAAAAAATACCTGACATCGTTCATCCCGAAAAAGGGGAGAAAATAAAGTCAGAAATGAGAGCGTATGCAAAATCTAAAGGATTCACAGATCAAGAATTTGATGGATTCATTGACAGTAGATTCGCAGAGGTTCTTTATGATGCGACACAACAAAACAAACTCTCCAAGTCAAAACCTGAGATCGTAAAAAAGGTGAAGAAAGCTCCAAAAATGTTAAAGAGTGGAGTCGCGACACCTAATAACAATGAGTCGGATAAAATTCGCAAACTTAAATCTTATGCTAAGAAAACAGGCAAATTAAAAGATGTTGCGAATGTTTTCGAGGCAATGTTATAGAGGAGAATAAAAATGGCAGTATTTAGTAATCATGCGGCTGTTGGTGCGAGAGAAGATTTGCAAGATGTTATCTACTCAATTTCGCCAACCGATACGCCCTTTATGAACAGTATAGGTCAGTCCAGTAGTAGTAATACTTTACATGAGTGGCAAACCGATGCGTTGGCTAGCGTAAATGTAAGTAATGCGGCAATTGAGGGAGCAGATGCTTCAACGGCTACTTTATCAGCGACAACACGACTAAACAATCAATGTCAGATTTTGCAGAAAACAATTTCTGTTTCAAAGACACTTGAAGCGATTGATAAAGCGGGGCGTAAAAGTGAACAAGCGTACCAACTTGCCAAAGCTTCAAAAGAAATTAAGCGTGACCTAGAAGCGATTCTTCTATCTAATCAGATAAAAGACGCAGGTTCAGCAGCTGAAGCGAGAACTATGGGTGGCTTGCAAACGTGGTTAAACACAAACGGGGACTTTGGTTCTGCAGGTGTAGCGGGTTCTTTAGGTTCAACAGCAAGAACAGACAGTTCAGAAGCTGAAAGAACATTTACAGAGGACATGCTAAAAACCGTTGTGAAAGAAGTTTATGAATCAGGTGGTGACCCATCAATTCTTATGGTTACACCCGCGCATAAACAAACTGTGAGCGCTTTCTCAGGCATCGCGGCTCAACGTTATATGGCGCCAGCAGATCAACCGACTACCATTGTTGGAGCGGCAGATATTTACATGAGTGATTTCGGCACAATTTCCGTTGTTCCGAATAGATTCATGTTATCCGCGAATTCCGCAGATGATGTCGCGCTAGTGCTAGACCCCGAATTCGCAGAAGTTGCTTATTTGCGACCCTTCGAAACATCGGATTTGGCCACGGCGGGCGATCAGGCCGCCAAGCAACAGCTTGTAACCGAATGCACCCTTGCGGTACTTAATGAAGGTGCTCACGGGATAGTTGCTGACTTATCGTAATTAACCTCTGAGGGGTTGGTTTATTTCTCCATAGTTATGATAAAACTACCAAGGAAGAATCTACCTCGACCAACCCCTCACCCCTTTTCAACTACGCCAACACCGCCAATATATTTTTTTGGCGCACTTGGCGGACTTGAAATTTTTATACAAAGTTGGATTAATTTGGACAATCAACTCCGTCAACTCCGTCAACAAAAAAGATGAAGGACTTGAAGGACTTGAATTAAAAAGGTTAATAATGAATTTTAAAAAAACAGTAGTTCATAAAACGGACGAGGGTGGAATCATAATCGAGGATGTTCAAGACTGTACTGCGATTCTTGAAAAAAACAAAAGGGAATACAACTCTTTTGATGAAAACGCAAGATGGTCAGATGAACCGTTTCGTAATAAGATCGCATCGATTCCGTTGACTGTGATTGATAGTTTGAACAAAAAAGGTATTTTAAAAGGATTCAGAGTTTTAGATCAAAAAGCATTTAAAGCGTGGCTTAATGACTCTGATAATAGATTTTTTAGAACAAGAACAGGAAGGGTATAATGGCTTTCGGAACTTATGCGGAAATCAAATCACTTGTTGCAAATTACTTAGGTCGTGATGACTTAACAAGTCAGATTGTTGACTTTGTGAAACTCGCAGAAGTACGAATGAGGAGAGATTTGCGTTTACGGGAAATGTTGACATCAACCGACTTAACCGTTAGTTCCACAAACGTTGCGATTCCATCAGATTTCGCTGAGTTAAGGGAATTACATATTGATAGTAATCCTATAACTCAACTGGACTATTTACCCCCGACAATGTTTTTTAGAACCGCGAGAACAAAAGAAGTTGGGAAACCAGTATTCTACACAATGGATGGAGACAACTTTAAATTTGGCCCATCTCCAGATACAACGTATACTGCGAAATTACTGTATTACGCGAATCCAGAATTTTTAAGTGATTCGAATACCAGTAACGTTTTCTTACAAGTTGCCCCGGATTGTTTGTTATATGGCGCATTAGCCGAGTCTGAACCCTTTTTAATGAATGATCAAAGAATCACGGTGTGGGCATCTCTATATGACAGAGCAAGACAACAACTTACTATCGCAGATGATGCGGGTGAATTTAGTGGTAATCCAATGGCGATGAGTGTGACGTAATGGAAAAAGTAACTTTCGGAGAATGGTTGCCAGATCAACCGCCAGTTGCAGGAGCGTTAGTTGAAGCGAAAAATGTTATTCCAAATCAAATAGGTTATGGGCCGTTACCATCTGTTTCCCCTATTAGTAATGACGCACCTGAAAATTTAAATGGTGTGTTTTCTGGTAGGTTTGGAGACACAACAAAAGTTTTCGCGTCTTCTAACACAAAACTATTTGAATATAGTTCTAGTACCATTGATTTAACCAATATCAGTCAAGCGGGAAACTACTCTGCGGGTGCTTCTGGTAGATGGTCAACCGCTCAGTTTGGTAAAGTTGTTTTAGCGGCAAACGGTGAAGAAATTGTTCAAGCGTATACGTTGGGAACAAGTTCGAATTTTGCGGATTTAGCAAGTGCGGCTCCAACCGCTCATTTCGTGAGTGTAGTAAGAGACTTTGTTGTTTGTGGTAGAACGAATGAAGAACCAAACAAAGTTTTATGGTCAGATATAAATGATGAAACAGATTGGTCGAGTGGGCCAACAAGTCAGTCAGATTTTCAGATAATCCCTGATGGCGGCAATATACAAGGAATTAGTGGCGGTGAATTTGCATTAATATTTTTGCAACGTGGTATATCAAGGATGACATATGCAGGTGCACCACTCTACTTTCAGTTTGATACCATTAGTAGGGGTTTAGGTTGTTTAGAACCAAAATCCATTGCTCAGTATGGTAATTTATCATTCTTTTTGAGTGACGATGGTTTTTATTTTTGTGATGGGACAAAAGTACAACCAATTGGTGCGGAAAAAATAGATCGTTTCTTTTTTAATGACGCAGAATTAGCTTTACTAAACACAATGAGCGTTGCGGTTGACCCTGTACGAAGATGTATATTTTGGTTATATACAAACAATAGTTCTGTTCAATCAATATTAATTTACAATTGGCAAATTCAAAGATGGTCACGAGGTGAAACCACAGCGGACTTTATCGCGAGTGTTGAAACAGAAGGTATTACTCTTGAATCGTTGGATAATTACTCCGCGAGTCTGGATGACTTAGGCATTAGTTTAGATGATAGATTCTGGGTTGCGGATAACACATTACTTGCAGGTGTTGAAGATCGAAAGATTGTTGCGTTTTCAGGTTCAAATTCCGTGGGTGAAATTGTAACTGGTGATCTTGTTGGGAATAATTCTATCATTAGTTTAGCAAAACCAATTGTTGATTCTGGAACTGGTTCGGTAAGTATCGCAAGTAGACCAACGTTAAATGATACAATCACATTTGGAACGACAGCAACAGC